CTTCGTTATACCCAACACTATCAGAATCCTCCGCTGTCAAGTCAAAATTGGGCACAGCATGCGCGGGAACAAACAAATTCAGAGTTCTTGCAATAGATTTTAACCCTGTGTAAGACCCTATTTGTAAAACATCAGTGTTTATATCGAATGCAGCGGAATTAACTATAAAGTTAAAGTGAGAAGATTTGCCATTCCATAATGACAAGAATTTGTATTTTGCTTGGTTTAATGTAGCTAAAATATAATTGTAATTAGGTGGAGTTTGATAAGTAGTAGTGAAGAACAAGAATCCATTTCTACTAGACGATCTTGCTGGATCAAACACATTATCATAAATGTATTCATACCATGAATCTGCGAAATCTCTTCTGACACCTAAACAAATAAGTCTATCCCTAAAATATTCAAGCATGTCTGTAGTTAAACTACAATACTTGTAATACTTTTCATATTCCCAAGGCGGGATGTTAGTAACCCTGCCTCTGTATCTAAAAACAAAATCAGAATCGTTTGGCCTAAATTGGCTAGTTCCAATAAAGAAATTATCGGGGAACAAATACACAGCACGCCGAAGAATATCATCAACAACGAATCGGATATTTGTGTCCATATCAATTTCGGAGTACTCAGGAATATTCAACGCATTTGCAACTAGAGGATTCCAAACATCAAAGCTATCAAAGGCAGATGTTTCCGTGCATAATGCATAGTAAATAAGATTAGGTATATATGATTCCCAAAGCTCAGTAATTTCAGATGTTAAATTTTGGGCACTAGCGTTATTTTGCCCAAACAATGTTCTCATAACGAGGTCTAAAGATTCTTTAGTTCCTTTAGCCTTGTAAATATCTACTGCTACTTTTAATTGAGTTCTCCATCTTTCTGGGTTAGGTCCGATCAATTCCCATCCAATTAAATTAGCGAGATAAGGAAGGTATTGTTCCGGGCAATCATCTATACTCTTGAGTAGTAACAGATTGCTTACTTGGTCGTTTATATCAAACATCCCAAATGACATTGCCTTCAACAATCTGTGGAAAACCCCCGAAGATTCTAAAGTTTCTAAATATGTTCCTATTGACAGATAATCGTCAAAGGCATCCTGAACCCTGTAATCTCTAGCATCAGTTTTCAGAGGCGAATACACTACATCGATTAGCGTTTCTAATTTTTCAAGTTGTTGCGTGCCAGAAGTGTATTTTGCAGATCCAGATTTAAAATTGGTAGGGATAAAAGTTTGAAATAGTGAGCATACTCCCGTATTTCTAAATATGTGATTTTGTAATCCTTTTATACCATCATTCAAATAAATTGTATCCCCGTAATACAACTTATCCACCATTAAATTTGCTACATATGCAGACGGCTGATATGTAAGCCCCGTTGGGCCAGATAAATTTAAAAAGTAAAGCCAAGAAAGATTTTCTATTAAATAATCGTGAGCATCTGCCTTTGTTGTCTGCCCAAAAAGGTAATTTGGATTGTTTAATCTAATATTAGGTAAAAGAGAGCTAACAACATAAGACCTAAACTCACCACTTGTTGTGAAGTCTTTTAGTTTTTTTCCTAGTGGGGATAAGATCAATCTATCAAAATCAAATGCATCTAGTTTTAAAATGTCGTTTTGTTTTATAAAGTAGGATGCGATTCCTGACAAAGCCCTTAGAGGCAATCCACCAGTTGTTCCAGAAATATTGAATATTGTATTAAAACTAGAAGCAATTCTTATATGAGAATTTATTAAATCATCTATGGGTGATACTTGTTTGCCAAATGTATTAATATCCTCATCTAGATAAAAATCTGGGGTCAATATCTCCAGCACTTCAACATAGTTTCGTTTGAAGTACTTTTGGTCAGATTTTGTATCGTTAAAGTTTGCCATCACACTGTTACTATATTAATTGTGTAGTTGTTTAATTGAATTATCTCATTGAAATCAACAACCACATTCTCATCCAAGTTGTCTACTGTGGAGTATCTAACTTCTGGGATGGTAAATATTTCTCTATTTAAATCAGCAAGAACTAAAGATTTTCCAAAATCAAAGTTGTTCACATTAAAGTAATTAGTCAATCTACGACGAACTTTTCCTTTAATCAACTCTTCTTTAGCAGAAAGATTTTTGTCAATTCTAACTGTCATAACTAAATCTAAAGTTCTAACAAGCCCATCAACGACTACTACCTCATCGGTTAACATTTTTTTAGTTTGCATAGCCGTAAGTAATTCCGTTTTAAAAGCTATAGTTGCCTGTTGTAATTGTAATGGGGATGCCACTTGTAATAAATAAATGTCAATTATATTTGCGGAACTATATGCGTCTCTAACAACTGCTCGGGCTTTCCCTGTGGATCCTGCTACGCTAACAAACGCATTTGCAAAAGTAGAATAGTCCTCTGCGGTTACAAGTCGATCCTGTCTCTTGAATGTTAGTGGAGCATACTTTTTAGCGTGTTCAACAGTTTCGGCATCTTGGCCTCCTGTAGCCAAAGAAACATTTTCTATACTAGCAATGTTCACCCCAATGACTAATTGTGCATTTATCACTTCTGAATTAATATTTCCTCTAGTTCCTCCCCCGACTCGATAAGCGATTGTGTACTCTGCATCGGGAGGGGGAGAATTGCTAATAATCCCATCACCAAATACCACTGTTGCTCCATAGGAGTCATCGTATACGATTTCATACAAGTTTTGTCCTCCACCAGAAGCAAAGAACAAATTGTCTACCTGACTCCACGCGCCCGAGGCGGCAGAGTCATTTGAAGTTATGTAAACCTCTACACTTTTTTCAACCACAGGGGATCTAGTTAAAGCTACTCTTTTTATAAGATCTGTAGAATTAAAATACCCAGTTTGCACAACCAATGCACCTTCTAATAATGCAAGATTAGTCCAAACTGTACTAGCATTATTTTGCGATTCTCCTGTTGGGAGGTCAATTGAAGCATCTGAAGATATTGGGGACAACTCCCCTGTCGCTTCTGTTTTATATAGTGTAAAGTTTAACGGACCTCCGTCTTCTGGTGAGTTTATTGAAATAACTCGTTGACTTGGGGTAATAGTGATTGGGTCTGTAGTTACTGCTGCTTGGAATGTAACTCTGGCATTCGCAAGAGACGCGATTGGGCCTTTCATCTTTACCCCAACTAATTCCATTAATTTCTTTACATTGTTTCTATTTTTCGCAGTTGAAAGAAAAGATTCATTTGCTAACATATCTGCCTTCATAGACATTACTGCGCCCATGTAAGCGACCAATTCAATCAGCATCATTCCAAAATCTGATTCGGAAAAATTTTGGTAATCAAGTGGGTAAGTAGCTTTTAAATACTTTATCAAAGCTGATCTTAATGTGATAAAATCAGTTGCCGCAAAGTCTATGCTATCTCCACGCTTGGATTCAGGTAACTGAACAAGTTTTAAGAAATCCGATTGTACTGTTCCGTTAAATACCATATTAGCCTATCCCCACATTAATGTCTAAAATTTGCTGATTTAACTCTTCAACTTGTACAGATAAATTTATAAAAAGTCCTTGTAAACCTTCCACGGTAATTGTGTTGCTAGGGAATACTCGTAAACTAACGACTTTAACTCCCGGAGCATATTTATTAACAGCCCCTAAAATATCATCGCGGATATTTTGCACAGTAAATTTATCTAAAGGTTCGAACAAGAAATATTTTAAATTAGTCCCAAAATCAGGAATCATTACCCGTTCACCTTTTGTTGTAAGTAATAACTGAGTTAAATTATTTCTTACTAAAGTGACTCCAGATTCCTTAGAGAAATAACCTCTTTTTGGGTTGGCTACAAACGGATAGGAAAAGCCATAAATTTTCTTTGTGGTCGAAGCCACATCTTCTTTTATAACTTTAGAAACTTCTCTTCCGTAAAATGATGTTGCCATTATAAGTCTATGTTCTTGAAGAACCCTTTCTGCCCATCAAAATTGTACTTAGCCTCACTAGTAGTTAGGGCCTTTGAGTAAAATTTAACACTTCCTAAATGCCCATTCAACCCACTTCTTAAACCTGAATCTAGGTTCATGAAGCCCCCAGCATTTTTATTACCATCGGTATATCCTCCACCTAGGATCCATGGAGTAAAGTAATCATTTAACTTAGGCCCATTGATATGAGAAGCAGAGTTTGTAGATGAGAATGCGTATTCAAAACTATTGGATTGTTTAAATGATGGAATTCCCGGTGCAGCATAACTCTGACTGCCAAAGACATCCGGTATACTAGAGGTGGCTACCAGCTCTCCATCCACGCAAATCCTAACTTGATTGGACGCAGGGTCAACTGCAATGTTAAAATGCATAAACTCAGCGTTAACAGAACTAACATATTTTCCACTAGCTAATTGAGTAGATATCGGCACACTGCATTTTAAAGATTCGTACCCAGATGCACATCCAAATAAACTTGCTTTGTTTATAAACCCAACATCAGACGCATTAACAGATCGTGTTGGGGCAATGTAGAATATTCCAGCGGAGGCCGGGTTGTCTGCATTAGTTGCATTCGGTGCAGCATTTTGAGTTAATTGACGATCTCTAGTAAACCCAATTAGCATTCCTTTGGTGACAGTGCTATTATTTGAATACCCAATTTTAGTGGGATCGGCATTGTCATTAAGTCCACCTGTGTTTTCACAACCTAAAATTACTCTGTGTAGCGTAGATGTGCCATACCCAAAATCTGGCTGCAAAGATCCAAATACTCTGTTAATTCCCGGAGTATAAACCCAAGATTCAAATGTAAATCCTTCCGGTCCATAAGTCCAATCTTGGAATTCTTTTGTATCTGGCATTACACAGAAAGATCCAACACCATTAATTGTTGGTGACCCAGCTACCGTTGTGTAGGTTGCAATTCCATCCAGTTTTGGTATTGCTAACCCCGCAACAAAAACTGACGAGGGTGATCTACCTATTAATTGACAGTTATTATAATTATTACTACTGTTGCAATTTAAAACATTAAATTTACTAGCCCCTATGGTTGCAACTTCCCCATCTAAGAAATTATAAATTGCAAATAGGTTGTCTTTAACTACTAAGTCTGTCAAAGAAAGTATTGTCGTTTGTTGGCTTATTCCATCAGAGTCGTACACTATCGCACCTGTACCTATTTTTGGAACTACTAGGTGATTCATGGTTACAACAGATTCTGCTTCCGTGGCTTTTACAAATTTAGGTCTTAAAGGTAATATTATCCCCGAAACTTCAGCTTGTTGTAATACAAGTTTTCTTTGATTCTCATATGCAACAGCTAAATTCAAATCTTTGAGATAAGAAAAATCATTAATAGGTACTTCCCCAGTCTTGAAAAAAGAAGCTTTACCAAATACGAAGGGAGCTTTAACTGCAACTTCGATTTGTTTTTTTCTTCTGTTTAGTTTAGAATCATATGTTGCTGCCGTCGAGTATAAAGATTGACGGAGATTATTAACTATTGCAATGCTTCCCCCTGTTTCTGCTTGAGTTACTTGTGCAGAAAGGTCATAAATATGCTTAGTTTTTTGATTTTTTATTAAAGAATAAAAATGATCTGCTTCGTACTGCTCGACCATCTCTTTGGAATCGTCTATTTTATTTAAATCAAAAATAGTATCAACATAATTATTTACAGAGTCTAATGATACCGCAAATCCCTTGCCCCCAAGGTTTGCATCTTGTTCAAATTTGTACCTATCCTCAGGTAAAACTATACCGGAAACAGAGGGTACTCCCCCTGTTTGGGAGTCGTAGTATAATCCATTAATGGATAGCAAGAATTGACCTTTTTTGGATTTGGGAGGACCAAAAACCAGTCGGAAGATCGGTTCTGTTGGAGCAGTTGCGACATCCTCTGCGGTTAAGAATCCTGTGCCAGAAACCAAATCGGCATTGACGAAGACTGGTTCCAATGAAGGGTCCGCAAGTCTTGCAGCCATGACATTCCTAGCATTTTGAAGAGCAATATCTGCGTCTGCTATGAACGCTAAGGAAGTTTGTACCTCAGCTATTTCTATCGCATATTGAGTCTCAACATAGTTATTATCAAATTCCTTGGCCTTAAGGGCAGACGGTCCTTTTTGCAAATCAAGGAATTGTTTATATGTATTAACGCAATCCAAAACGCCATTGACTACGGCGGCTGCTCCTAAATAATTAGCATACAGTTCTGTGCCCAATTGAGTCGCATACCCTACAGCATCTGCAATCGCTGCTAATTCTTTCCCTGCTGTGAATGCGTCTTTATCTGACCCATTACGGCTATAATCCGATGTAAATCTAAATGTTCCATTTTCTGTATCTATTTCAAAAATTCCGTTTTCTTGTAGGATCTTCTTTTTTACACTAGCGATATGGGATGAGGCTCTGTCTCTGCCTTGTTGTATTTTTTCCGATATTCCTAAAACAGCATTGCTAGGTAATAACGCTAAAGCAGCACTTTTACCAATATCCATTAAGCATTGAGGTACTCCAAAGGCTGTACCCAGTGAATCTATGGGACTGGCACCTTCTCCAAATACCTTTGCTGCTGTTTTTAGGTCAAAATAAACCATATTAATTTAAGAAAATATTCTCTCCACTTATATTTACATTACCTTCAGAAGAACTTATAAAAACTCCTTGCTGCCCATTTAAGGAAATCGTACCCGCCGCTGTTAAACTAATATCCCCCCCATCACCAGCGGCATTTAAATTTATTTGCTGGTCATTGCCCTGAGCTACTAAATTTATATCCCCAGCGGAGGATCTGATATTTATATTTCCTGTGGTGGGATCATTTTCCCCTAATCTATTTACTCCAGTAGAGGTATTTGTTATATTTAATTGTCTGCCATCAATAACCTGAATGTCCATTGACGCATTCCGGGAGGTAATATTAACATTCCCAGCACATTCTACGGAAATGGCATTTGCACCGCCCCCTTCGGCCCCGCGCACGGCATCCGTGATCACAATCGATGCATGGCCCGTAGAATTACGAACTATGACACAGCCGATGCTGTCATTTAATTCGACCTTCATTCCATTTGAGGATTCCAACATTACTTTTTTATTTTCTTCAGTAGGAGAATATGAATCGGATAAAACTATTTTATTTCCTTTTGGGGAACTAAAGAAATACTTTTGAGGCACAACCTGTCTAGCTTTATAAGGGTCTAAGAATGGGTCGGTCAGCCCTTCCCCCGTTACTTTACCTTCCGATAATGAATCAGCCACCCCCGCTTCTAATATAGCCCCCATGTAATACCAATCATTTTTGTTTACAGGTTTGCAAATTAAAACCTGAGTTCCTATCTCTGGAACTGCCATAAACCCTTTATTATTCTGAGTAACATATGGGGACACATATTTAACTTCAACCCCTTGAGGGTAATTTTCAAATGCTGCTATAAATCTGCCAGTCCTAAACAAATCTACATTATCTCTGACATCTGCTACAACTATTTCCATTTTTACTCCGGTCTAGCCGTTCTAACTGAGGTTATTGCTGCTAGTTCTTGTTGTTCCCGAAGGTATTGACTTCGGGTAACATCTTCTACCATTCCTCCCACACCAACTGTAACTTTAACTATTGTATCCTTAGGTGGATCTGAAACTCTAATTGTATTTATAGCCGCTTCCTTCTTGACTGGCATTAATGTATTTGGTAATTGAATTCTTGGATCCTTAGTTATATGGAATGACGATTGTGCTTCTCCACGGCTAATCGAATGCTCATAACCATAAACAACCCATAAACCATTTAATGCATCACTTACTGCCTGAGTTCTGTTTACCCCAAGAATTGAAGATTCTCGAATAAACAACAAAGCAGGGTTTATAGACCCTACGCTGTTAGATAAATGAAAAAATGGGAGAGTTGTTATTGTTCCTCGATAAGCTATTTGTGATAGTTGAGATATTAATTTAGTAAAATATGTTGCTGGGTTTTTGCGTTGCCACCATTCTAGGTTCTGTATTATAGTTTTTTCCCCTGATAAAGTCATTAGTCCTACAAACAATGCTTCAATATCTTTCTCAGAAATTTCTGCGAGCAAAGACAACTCTTTAGCAGCTTTTACCCCTTCTGGTTTTAAACCTTGGGTTCCGTCCGGTTTTATTATTGTATGATTTTTTAATATATCAGCTACTACATTTGTGTTTAGCCCCAACAAAGCATTAAATGCGTTGTCTGTCTTAGTAACAGTTCCTCTGGATCCTCTGTGTAGTCCAGCAGTTTGATACAATACGCTGTTTAATATATTAAAATAATATTGATCAATGTCCATGTCTATTGACAATATATTAGGATCTTGGACTCCAAATTTAAATACAGGAATATTCGATTGTTGTATCTTTTTCTCATCATCAGGATCAAATGCAAATTGTGATTTGGGCACGGTGTAAGAATTAAAACAATTATCTTTTTTAGCAAGTTGAAAATATTTTTCTGCTATGTTAAAATAACTATCTGATATAAATTTTCTATCTCTTCCGGCTACTAAGTAACTGTAGTTAAAGTAAGAAGCAGGAGTTCCCGAGTTTTTGTTTGCAAGCTCTAACGCAGTTTCGTCGGAACCAAATCCAAATCTAAAAAGCCCTATTTTTTCTAATTTGATTTTTCCGTAAAAAAATCTATCTATCATGGTTTTATCACCATAAATTATTAACGGTTTATTTGGATCAATATTTAATATCTCTTCTCGTTCTCCATTTTCTAATCCTAGTCGAATTCGTTGCCTTACTTCTGGGCTGTTTTCAATTTGTGCTCTTCTAGCGTTTTCAGTTTTAGCTTGTTCATCACAAAAACTTTTTAGTTCTTTTATAAAATCTGCATTATTTTCAACTAAAAAGACAGGCTGAACTACTTGTAGAATTGACATCCCAGAAGTTACTCTTTTTAATGGGTCCATAAAAGAGTGTCCGGGTTTCTTTATTAAAGATAGATTTATATTTTTGCAAGTCTTGTAAGCTTCAGAAATTCGTTCAACTAATTTTGCATTAGCATCGGGAGTTCCATTTGGCGCAATTAATGTATCATAATTATAAGTAACTATTTTGTCTCCAGAAGTTATCTCAGAAGTAATATCAAACCCAAGTTCTTTCATTATTTCAGGAATAACAAACAAATTCTTTCTAGTAATACTAATTTCTTTTCCACTAGGGTCAGTTATGTATATGGGTTCTCCACCATAAGCTTTTAAGTTGAATAAATAACTATCAGTGTAACTAGTTATTAGCGGACGAAGAAGTTGGTTTAAATCAGGAAAAAATACAATTACATTTGCTTTATTTGCAGTGGCTTTGACAATGTAATCTTTTATACAATCAGAAATAGCAGTGTGATAATCAAATACGCCTTCCGCGCCCGGGGCTTTCCCTGTCGCATTCAACTGACTAATTTTATTAGCTTTTCTTTTTCTTGCATACTCTTCCGCTGATATTGGAATTTCTGGTGCGGCACCTCCTCCAAAGAAATTTTGAAAACTAACTTCCTTTTGCTCTATAGTTGTAATTAACGGTGCTTGTCCGTATATTTGTAAATTTTTACCAAATTGAAAAGCTCCAACATCTATAGGAGTCAGCCCGGGAAACTGAGTATTAACAGTTAACAATAAAGTAATTGTTCTAAACCCAGTGTCCGATTGAAAGCCAATTTTTGCTCCCGATAAGAAACACATAAATGGTCCTGCCCAATTATCTAGGTCATCTCCACATCCATAAGAGATGTGCAACATAGCAGGAGATTTTAGTTGTATAGAATCTAGTTGTTGCCTAATCCCCTGTAAATATTCCACTCGTTTTGTTTCAAATTCATTAAATGTTTTTAAGTAATCTAATTTTCCTCTTTCTGCAAGTTGTTCGGCTGTCTCACCTTCTTCTCCCTCTGAGACAATATTCATTATTCTTTTATCTCGTAATTTATTATCTAAAGTATAAAGTTCGTTTTCTATCGTACCTTCTGTAAGAGCAGTAGCACCTATGTTTTTCCAAAAATCAGGGTTGCTACTATCTGAATGATCTAATATATTTTGAAGTCTTTTTATTTCTGTTTCTGTATCATCTATGGTTGCTATGTTTCCAGAGTTATTAGCCAATAACTGTGTTAATGAATTAGCTAAATATTTTTGTTCGAAAATTCTTCCGGGGTCAAGTATTTCTAAAGTAATTGTAAAATTATCTGTCTCACTTCCTCGTTTTTCTTGAAATGAATACGCATGTGCTAGTCTAATAAAGTTATCCGCTGTGTTATCAAATAACACATAATCCTTATGTGCCCCTAAGTAAGAGGAAAAAGATCCTTGCTTGATAGCTTTTTTCAATCCAGAAAAAACTTCTCTGTTAAAAGCTACCAAAATATTGTATGTGGGAATTTTTTTAGTCATAACTTAGGAATTAAAATTCTGTCGCCAACATTTAGTTGTTCAAATGGGTCCGAAATATTATTTGCTTGCATGATTAGCCACCAATACCCCGGAGAATTATAGAACAATTCTGATATAGCATCGGGCCTGTGCGCGTAGCCATTGGGAATGTATCCAATATCAAAATCATATATTCTATTCATGTATTGAACAAGTAAGTCATTAGATGGGTGTCCTACAGTTGTATTAACTGCAACCCCTTTATGTTCCACCATTACTTGCCCTACAGCATAGCGTGTTTTATCTGTGTTGATGTTAATCATACTCGCCTACTCTTAAAATCAGTTCCTATGTCTAAACGAATAGGATCAATAGTATTTACATTACCTATTATCGCTTCCCACCCAACTGAATTGTCGCGTTGAACGATTTGTTTTACATCAAAGTCTCCAAAATCGCCAACACGAATTTCTTGCAAATTTATTTCAAAAGATATTACTCGGGGAAGCAAAGTTTTCAGGTCTGCTCCATGTGCCTTGTCATAATCTATTTTGTAATCTGTTGCCACACAAGGAATGTCTTGATACAAAATACCATGGTTTAATCTTACTATTGGTGGACCATTTGTTGGGTTTTTTGCATTATTTAAAACAGAAACTCTGACTAAGTTAACCCAATACATGATTAGATCTATAGCTTTTGTAATTTGAGGGCGTCTATTTTCTGGCCCTTGCTTTATCGTACCAACTCCATTGAAAGGGGGTGCGCCAAAAAAAGTTTCGGGTTGTGTCCCTAATGTTTTTTCAAAATCTCTATCTAAATCTAAGAAATATCTGTCGTGATCTTCTGCCTTTCCTAACAAAGCTGCAAAAGTAGAATCTGTTGAATCCCCAAACCCTTTTGTAAACTCTTTTCGTAGCTCTTCCTTGCTCTTAAAAGGAGAATTTTTGTTCATGTACATCGTATCCCCATAATTCAATATGTGAGGAAGAGTTATTTTAAAGTTTATACTAAAAACTCTAGATTCCGCGCCTGTGAATGCCATTAAAGTGGAGTTTCTACCCACTGGTTGATACTTGGCATGAATCGCTTTTCTTGATTCTCTTATTTCTGGATCTTCGTAGAATAAAAGATATCTAACATGCGGAGCTTCTTTCCCAGACTCATAAAATTCATATCGCAAATATGATCTTTCTTCTAACTTTCTATTATTAAACGAATCTGGAGAAACTCGACTGGGTAACGATGCAGTTACCTTAGTAGTTTCTATTAAAGATTGTGTTAAAAATGCATTTGATGCTAATATCATTATTCACCCATCGCTGGAATTGGAGCCATACCTCTCTTAGTATTTGAAGATATTATATTTATCAATACCTTCATTAATTCTACTTGCTCTCCTTGTAACCCAGCTATTTGTAAAGTAGAATCATTTCCTCTTACTATCTCTCTCATTGTTGCGTCTAAAGATTCTGATTGAAGTTGCAAGAATGTGTTGGTTCTGTAATCTATTGCTGCCTTTGCCGCTTCAGAAAGTTTGAGTCTTTCTTCCGCAAGGCGTTTTCTTTCTGCTTCGGCAGCTTCTTTCTTTTGCGCTTCAGCTTGTTCGTCTCTAGCTTCATCCTCACCACCAAAGAATTCAAGTATTTCGGGTAGGAAGGTAAGTAACAACGATATTAAAATCCCTATAGGACCCATGAATCTTCCTATGAACCCAGCAACTCTAGAAAGCATCCCTAATCCTTTTCCGATTCCGCCAATGACTGATCCTATTTTACCCATTGATTTTGATGCAGTTGATAAAGATGTAGCTGCGTTCCCCAATCCAGTGGAAACATT